CCGTATTCGACATCGGGCGTATGGAGGGAGGCCGCACGCTGATATATCCGGACGGGGATGCGTTCGTCGAGGATTCGGACGCCCATTTAAGACGTTTGAGGAGGGTTATCAATGGCTAAGGAAAGTGGGATAGCAATGTCGATTGCGGTGGATGACAGCAGCGGGTCGGCGCGGACGATCTCTAACGATATCACGGACTTCAGCCTGTCCACCCCTCGGAACATCCAGGTCGTCACTGGGTTGGACAAGTCCGCAGAGGAGCGGCTCCAGCTGCTCGCTGATTTTAGCTGCACCATCAACGGCGTCTTCGACGATGCGAGCAACGTGGCCCACGCTGTATTTTCCACAGTTCCATCGTCCTCGGTCGCTCGGACGGTGACGATTACCGTGTCGGGCCAAAGCCTGCCGAATGAGACGTTCTTCAACGACTACGCCCTGACCCGTGCCGCATCCGGAGAACTCACCTGGTCATGCCCTGGCACGCTGGCCGGTGGCGTCGTCCCGACCTGGGCATAAGGTCGTAGGAGGCGTCTAGGACGCCCATAGCGCGGCGTCCTAGACGCCGGTACTGGATAACTACGGGAGGAGGCTCTATGACCTCTAGAAAGCAAGAGGCATTTAGGGTCGCGAAAAGGACGGCGATTGTGGATTTTGCCGAAGGCTCGCCGTGGCATGGCGTGGAGGCGACGGTCATCACCTCGGTCCCGTTCGCGACTCTCTTCTGGTATCAAAAGAACTCCGAGGACACGAGTGCCGAGACGAGCGTCGAAGCCCTGAAACGGTTCGGCGATGAGTTCCTGGCCGAGTGGAACCTTGTCGACGACGAAGGTAGACCCTACCCGACCACGGGCGATGGCGTATGCCAGGTCGCTGACAGCGGCCTGGTCACCGCGCTGATGGGTGGATGGATCGAGGCGGTGGTCCATCCACCAGCCCCTTTATCCGCGCAGTACAACGGTGGCGGTGGGTCGGAGGAGGAGTCGACCGAGGCACTGGCGAACCTGTCAACGAGCCTTGGGAGCTGACCGAGGCCAGGATGATCGACAGGCTGTGCCAGCGGTATCACTGTCTGCCCAGTGCCATGATGGCCGAGGACGCGGACCGGATACTGCATAGCATGATCCTTCTACAGGAATCGGGCGAGGAATCCGGAGAACCCAATGGCGAATGAAGTCAGGATAACGGTCGGGGCTGACACCAAGGACGCCGACCGGGCGGTGAAGGGCTTCCGGCAACGCCTGGAGGGGATCAGCCGCGGGGCCAAGATCGCTGGTGTGGGTCTATCGGCAATGGGTGCCGGTGGCGTCATCGCTATCAAGGGGTTCGTCAATGCCGCCTTGGAGCAGGAGAAGGCCATCAACACCCTGTCCGCGGTCATGGATAACGCGGGAGAATCGTTCGGGAATATGGAACAGGAAATCATGGCCACGACCGCTGCGCTCCAGCGGAAGACAAACTTCGGGGATGAGGTACAGATACGCGCATTGGCGAAATTAGTCCCAACCCTGGGGTCGACAGAACTCGCGTTGAAAGCCCTCCCGGCTGCCATGGATATCGCATCCCTGACTGGCCGTGACCTAAGCTCTGTCGTCGACACAATGGGGCCAGCCCTGGCCGGGGTGACCAACCGCATCAGAGGAACGTCCATCGAGTTCACTGATGCCCAGGGGCCAGCGGAACGTATCGCAATGCTTCTCGCTGACGTCGGCGGTGCAGCCGAGGCAGACGCCGACCCACTCATCCAGATGGCAAATGCCACCAGTGACCTCAAGGAGAAGATCGGAATAGGTCTATTGCCGGTCATTGAACCTCTGGTGGGATTCATCCAGAGCCTCTCCGAACGAGTCCAGACGTTGAATCCCCAGATATTCAAGATCGGGGCCATCGCTCTGGCTGCGGCAACCGGCCTCGGTCTGATCGGTGGGCCGATACTCCTTCTGATTGGGTTCCTGCCAGCCCTGATAGGAGGGTTCACGGCGTTATCCGCAGCCATCCTCCCAGTGGCCGGAGTGGTTGCACTCATAGCGGGCGCGGTCGCCGCCGGTATTGTGATCTGGAAGAACTGGGACCACATCATCGGCTTCGTGAAAAAAGGGCTTGACCTGGCGAAGGAAAAGTTCACCGAGTTCAAGCAGGTCGTTGTTGAGAAGGTCGAGGCGGTGCGTGAGAAGCTGGAACCCTTGATCAGCGCGGTACGGAAGCTGTGGGGCATATTGGGCAAGACCGAGGCTATCCAGGCACTGGATGGTGCGGCAAAGGCGGTCGGAGGAACTCTCAAAAACACATTCGGCGATATCAAGGAGGAGGCCGGTCACGCCTTCGAGTCGGTCAAAGAGAAGGCGACGGAAGCCTTCGACGGGGCCAAGGAGGCTGCCAGCGGACTGAAGGACAAGATCGGGGAGTTCGTCTTCCCGACGGTTGATGCGACAGACGCCACGGAGGCACTGAAAAAGAAACACGCCGAACTCCTGGAAGCCCTCAATGAGTCTGCCAAGGGTACCGAGGGGATTGGCACGGCCATGGATACGGTCGTCGAGAGTTTCCCGAAGCTGATGACCGAGGCAGAGCGGTTCAAGAAGGCCCTGGGGGTTGCCGTCTCCGCTGCCGAAAAGCCCCTGGACATCGAGGACTTCAGGCGGGGGATCATCAAGGCCCAGCAGATGGCACAGGACGAGATGGCGAAGATCCAGACAGGCGACCTCGGCAAAGAAGAGGTGATAGCCGCTCACAAGCTCCGCGTGGAATACCACCAGCAGGCCGATCTACTCCGACAGCACGTGGATACATTGCAGAAGAAGCTGGATACGGAAGAGAAAATCAAGAAGGAGCTGGAGGCACAGCAGAAGCTCCAGAAGGAGATGATGGCCGAGACTGCGGCGTTCCGAGGTCTACCCAAGATGGGGACCACGAAGGCCATGCTCGGTCAATTGCCCATGCTGGCAGAGATCATGGCCGGAGCGCAGGCTGCCCTGGTCGCTGCGGGTGTGACGGGCGCAGCCGTCGAGGGGTTCCCTTCGCTGGCCCATGGGGGCGTCGTCCCAGGGCCGACCGGGCAAGCCCGAATGGCGATCGTCCACGGTGGCGAGACGGTCACGCCAGCAGGCCAGAGTCCGATGACGGTCCAGGTCTTCCTCGATGGTGCGCTGGTCGGGTCCGGCATCGGTCGGATGGCAAAGCAAGAGGAACAGGTGCGGTCTAGCTGATGGCGATCACTCTGACGCTTACGGACGGCACGACCACCCACGACCTGGCCGGGTCCACCTATATGGTACGGACCGAGACGCTGGACCTGGGTGTGCCGGAGGTGCTCCGGGCCGAGCATGGCAATATCTTCATGAGCAGCTGGGGGATCACCGGTCACGCCAAAGGGAAGCGCACGATCTCAGCCGATGTGCTCGTCACGGCAAGCACGCTCGCCCTCCTCACCAGTGCGCTGCGCGACATCCAGAACGCCATCGAACGTGCCAGAGCCTACGCGCTCTCCGGCGTCGGCAACCAGTGGCAGCTCCAATACTCACCCGGCGATGGCAGCACGTATGCGATAGACATTCAGGACGGGACGTTCACGGTCGGGGCAGGGGATAGGAGCGCGGTCCGGTTGGTATCCACCAACCCCAAGCTCGTCCACTGCACCTTGTCCCTCGACGTCGACCCGTACTGGCAAGGGACCGAGGAGACGATCGAGAACTACGTCCTCGACCCGTCCTACGAGGTCGCCGGGACAGCCCTCGCCGATTGGACTGAGAGCAAGACCGCGACCGGCACAACGGCCCGTGATACGACGCAGGCAAAGTACGGGAGCGCAAGCTGCAAGCTCGTGATGACCAACTCCGGAGGGAGCGGCCAGGTCATCGAGAGGAATCAGTCCCTGCCCGACGTGGATGCTGCGGAGACGTGGTCGTTTGGCTGCTGGGTCTACGTCACCGCACTGAGCAACTGCAAGTTCGTCCTCGACATCGAATACACCGGCGGGAGCAGCACCGCGACCGTAGAGGTCACGTCCACCAATTCAGCCTTCACCCTGGTCAAGATCGAAGGCCAGACGGTGCCAAGCTCCACTACCGCCGCCGTGTTCAAGCCGCACCTGGAGGCTACGGCATCCAGCGCGACCGGCACCTGCTATGTCGATGCCTGCATCGCCGTGCAAGCCGCGACGGTCCCGACCGCCTGGGTATCAAGTAGGACCATCGCCAACCACTTCGATGACGCCGCCCAGGCCCATACCAATTATGTCGATGTTTATGGCGTGCCTGGTGATGTCAACGGCAGGCTCCAAGTCCAGGCGACCGAGGGAGAGGTCCATACCGAGTTCTGGGCCGGTGCTAGACACGACGGCAGGTTGGCCGATGCGGACATCTGGATCGAGGGCGAGGACTTCGCGACCTGGGGAGCCGAGCCATCAGACGGCGATGCCAGTGGTGGTAACTATGGCCAGAATACTCAGACCGTCACATTCGACGCCACAAGCACCACCACTGGAAACACAGCATCAAGTACGACGCATTCGCACACATGTAGCACTGCCGACAACCGGCTGATCGTCGTCTCGGTATCTGCAAGAGACGCAGGAGGGTCACCGGCGGCACCGTCCGGCGTCACCTATGATGGCGATGCCCTGACAAAAAGCGGTGATGTCAGCAGCGGGAACGTCAACGCCTCCATATGGTATCGGGTCGCCCCGTCAACGGGTTCGAATAACGTGGTCGTCACGTTCGGGGATTCGAGGCATGAAGGCATCGGAGTCACGGCCACCAGTTTCACGGGCGTGTATCAATCGGCTCCAGCCGGCAGCGCAACGACCGCCACTGGGGATTCAACGGCCCCGACGGTCAACATCGCCTCGTTCGCGGGGGATATTGTCGTGGACGCATTAGCGGTCAACGTCGCCGGGGCGTTGACCCCTGGGACTGATCAGACCGAGCGGTCTGATGCGGCACTGCCGAATGGTGGACGCTACGGGGCGTCCACCGAATCTGCCACCACCACATCCACGACGATGAGTTGGACATCCGGGGACGGAGTCTGGGCCGTCCTGGGTATCGCCGTCAAAGGCGACTACGGGACCGCGGCTGCGCCGAGGGTATTGACCAAATCCATCACCACTCCGAGTAAAGGCACATTCCGCGTCCTAGCACGGCTGCGTAATGCTGGCGGTGGTGTTTGGGGAGTCGCCATGGGGTATGCCTATGGGGGACTCACAAACGACCCCAGCGTGGCCGCGGACTACTCCAGCATCGCAGCTGGGACCACGATATGGCACTGGCTCGATATCGGCACGCTGATCGTCCCTCCGCAGATACTGCCTGACGGGGCGACGCTAGGGACGTTGACGCTCCGGCTTTGCCATTACCGTGTCTCCGGGAGCGGGGATGACGCCTTCGACGTTGATGCCATCATGCTCCTCCCTGTGGATTTCGGGAGTGCGTACACCTCCAAGACATCAGCCGCGGACCGGGTGGTGCTGGACGGGATCAGCCCGGCACCCTCGCTCTCCTTGTGGGATACCTCGGACGTCTTCCAATCGAGGCCACAGCAGGAGGGGACGCCGCCCCTGGTCGACCCCAACGGCACCCGCATCTATTTCGTCTTTGACGATGCCGTCGATGCGACGATCACGGACGGGGCCTCGGTCGTGGTCCGGTATGTCCCATTATTCGAGCAGGTAGGGTAGAGATATGGCGAACGAATTCAAACATAAGACCGTCGGCACCCAGCTGACCCAGGCCGAGTTCGAGAGCGTCGGCGGCCATGAGATAGACTCCCAGGCCATCGGCGACATCCTCTATGCGTCCTCCACTACGCAGATCATCCGGCTGGGGATCGGGTCGAGTAACGCGGTGCTCACCGTGTCAGGTGGGGTTCCAGCGTGGACGCTTACTCCCACGGTCACGACCCTCGACGCAACCACCGATGTCACTATCGGAGATACCGTTATCACCGACGGAATCATCACAGACAGCAGCGGCCTCTCCCTAGCCGCCGCCGTCACCGTCACGGGCAACCTCCTCCCCGCCGCCGA